ACGCCGACCGCGTTGTCCATCTTCTCGATTAAGCTCTTCAAGTAATCTTCTAACACATCATCAATCGTTTTATCCTCTTTAGCTTTCCAGTAAGGCCCCATAACGCTCTCCGCTTTAACAAACATGTTCTGAAAGGCATTGTCCGTCAGCTGGGTGCAAAACATATTTCACCCCCTCACCAGGTCAAATAGAGAGCCTTCGTAACGCATAAGCACCTCGCTACCCGGGTTCAGCCTGAAGACCGTGCGATAGAAGTCCTGCCATTCCTCCTCGACGTCGTAGTTGTCGAAGGGGCACCATCTGCTGCCGATCCGTCTTACCAGGTCCTCAAAGAGTTGCTTTTCCTGCTTGGTCATGCCATTTTCCCCCTTAGGTTTTTTTATTTCAAGCCGCCGGGCGCAGGGGGCAATTGTGTGGGTGAGCGACGGCTATTACGTTAGGTTGGTTGGGTTACGGTGCGGTGGGTTAGGCTGCGGGGTTGCGGAGGTGGGGCGCGTTGGTTTAGCGAAGGTAAGGGGCGCGGAGAAGAGGACGGCGTGGCTCCATTTGTGCGACAAATGCCGCTCACGCTTAAGTGGTTACGGGTTAGGTTGTTGTTTTTGGTTAGGGGGATGGTTCCCCCTATGACCCCCTCTTGGGTGTGTGTGCTTGTTTTAGTATAGCATAGTGTTTCATTATTTGCAACTACTAATTTTCAATTATTGAAACTATTTTTCGAAAGTGGTGCTATAATTGAAACAAGGAGGTTAATAGTTATGTACAGAGAAACATTTGCAAGTAAAATACAAAAAGCAAGAAAAGACACAGGATTTTCACTAAGAGAAGTGGGAAAAGAAACAGGTATCCCATACAGTAGTATTTCAAAATATGAAACAGGAAAATTAGAGCCAGATTTAGAGAAATTAGGAATACTAATTGATTTTTATGGAATAAAGTCAAAATGGTTACTGGGAACGAAAGATTAAGAGAACAAAAAAACGAAAAACAAAACGTATGAATTTTAAGGCAATTTGTTTAGTAGATTTAAATAAAAATAAAGAGTAAAAAAGACATTTTTATCGAACAGAACATCGAACAAATGAAAATGGGGGGGGTAATACTATGCCCCCCAACCAGACGATTAAAAAACGTCTAGCATGCCATAAAGTAGACCAGGCGACGGTGCGGAGCACCGGCGCCTGGCCTACCTCAGAGCGGTTTTTTATGTGGCACCCCATAGGGGCCCCGCCACCTTGCTGGTAAGGGAATTGCTGCCCTCTCGCCGATCGGGGCCCGCAGCTCGCTTCGCTCGCTGCAAAGCCCCTGCCTTCTTCTCCTAGTCCTTCAGCTCGAACGAGTGGCAGCAGGCCGAATACGTTGGCGGCGTTGCCGCGACTGCGCGCTTCGCTTGCGTCAGGTGCTCAGATAGTAGTCTATCGCGTCCCGGGCGGTCTCGCGGTCAAAGGGGAACTGGTTGTCCAGCTCGTACTCACCGTGGGCGATAGCGTGACACACAGGGCACAGCGCGATCAGGTTGCCCAGGTCGTTTGCGCCGCCCAGCGAGCGCGGGCGCACATGGTGGATGTGGATGACGCCAGGGCGCTCGCACAGCGCGCAGGCATAGCCCTCACGCCGGTAGACGGCGCGCCGGACTGCGGTTGAGATTTTCGCGGATATCACCAGAGCACCGCCTCAACCTCTGGCCTGGTCCTGTAGGCTATCTGGTCATCGTGCGTGTCGAACAGCTTCAGCGCCGCCGGGCGGATCGTCTTCTTGATGACCCAGAAGCCGGGCATAATGATGCGCTGCAGAATGCCGGCCAGGCCTTCGGCCGGCGCGTCGTGCCCATCGACCAGCTGGCCGAAGCCGCCCTTGTAGGGGCGCTGGTAGCCCACGCAGGGCACGTAACGGGTGAGCTTTATGCGCGGCCTAACAAAGGGTATGCGAGCAATAAGCCCTGCAAGCCATCGCGGAGCCCGGCAATAAAGTGAAAGCCCAGGACGCCGATTAGGAGTCCCAAGAGCAAAAAGACCCACCATGGACACCTTAAAGAGATTCTGGGTATTCGTACGGATCTTCTTATCCACCGCATCATAGTGTTGGCTGCACCAGATTATGTCGTGGCCATAGTGTCTATGGTTCGTGACGTACTGGATGACTCCCTTCTTTGTGCTTTTGAAGTCCCGGTTGTCCGCATACGAGGTGATTTCGTCTATGAGTATAAGAGCGCCCTCGGGCAGCTTCTTGTCCGCCAGATCCTCGAAGCTGAGCTTGTAGGTGCCTTTTATGTATGAAGTAGAATATACATCACGCTTGCCGGCATTCAAGGCCGCAATAGCGAGGTAGATTGTCTTGCCGGAGCCGGGTTTCGCAAAGATGCCTTCTATCATGGCTTACCTCCCAAATAACCCCCCGGTGCACTCGGGGGGCTCCGCCTCACCGTCACGCCCTTTTCCGGAATGCCCGGAAGAGCATGGCAATGACAACAGACGCGATGGCCATGGCGAAGGGAATGACGAACAGCTCGTGGCCCGGCTCCAGGAACCAAGCCGCGACAACCTCCAGCCAGGTCAAGACCTGGTTGAGCAGCGAAGTGATGACTGCCATTAATACCGACCTCCTTTCCCTACCTGAATAATGAGCTCGATTGCCGAGGTTATCAATAGCAGGATCGCGGTCCCGCATATTGCCATCATGAGCATACGCTCAGGGATAGTGAAGCCCGCAGGCATCTGGCCCAGCAGCCGCACAATCAATTCCCACATCAGACATGCCTCCTTAAAGCCTTGAGCATCCAGTCCACCAGGAGCAGCACAACGATCAGGACAATAAAGTCAAGCAAAAGACCATCGAAAGGCAGGGAAATGTATTGATAGTTGGCCGGGTTCTGGTTATTCGGGCTTGAGGACAGCTGCCAATTGATGCCCATGCCCGGCAGCCATGAAGCCCTGAACAGCCGGTAGAACATCTCAGATAGGTTGATCCAATGCATAGCTCATCCCTCCTGCCTCGCCGCAATTAAAACATAGTCGATAATAATACCCAGCACCACGCCGGCGATAAGGATGGGCACCAGGGGGATACCCCAAACCTTCCACCGCAGGACAAAGCCGAAGTACTGGTCCAGCACATCAAAAAACATCTGCCAGTTGTTCAATCCCGCTCACCTCCAAAGCCTGCCACCTTGAGTATAGCGAAGATGATGATGAGAGCCACAGAGGCAGCCAGCATGGGCACCATAAAAGGGGGAAGTACCTGAAACCACTGGAGGAAACGGCCGGGCGCTTCACCTATCTGCGTGACGATCTGAGCAATCCGCTTAGCCGTCTCAATGGCGCTCTCAATGAAGCCCGTTACAGTCTCCCATACCTTCGTGACAGCATCAATCAGCCATGACATTACTCCTCACGCTTCTTTCTGATGATATACGCAATATAACCCACGCCGAAGGCCAGAGAGATAGGGCCCATAATAGCTATACGGCTGAACGTCGAGCCGGAAAAAGCGGACCAGAACATAGACAGAGCCTGCAAACCGTCAGCGCCGATAATATCCTCAGGGGTGGGCATGGTAGGCAAGTCCGGCAGCGGCTCCGGGTCATTGGTCTGAATGTCCGCCAGGGGCGGCTTGTCCTGGGGGTCCATACGGTCAGCCAGGTCATCCAGCTTGCCGGCGAGCCTGTCGGTGTTCGCGACCGACTGGGCTATTACCCTGTTGCCCGTCTCCTGCACAGCGTCTATGACGGCCTCGGCGTCGTTGCTGAGGGGCGTTATGTCCCTGATCTCGATCAGCGAAGGCGGATATATGACGCTGCCCTGCATGTAGCTTGCCGTAAGCATTTGCGTGGTCAGCGCCGTGCCCAAAAACACACTCAATTGCACGTCGTCACTGCCCACAAAGAAATCTATAGCAAGGGTGTCTTCATCGGTAGGGACAGGGTTGCCCAGCTGGCCGTTGCCCGGTACATAAGTTTCGTCGCGGCGGGAATAAAATTCAAATTCGCTGGCAATTCCATTCTGCACGATGACGCCGATCTCAAATGAGGTATCCCCTTGCCCGTAGCCAAAAGAGGGCGTTGCCATCACCTGCGGCTGCCTTGCGACCAAAGTGAACCTGTAGACCTTGCCAGATCTGAGCAGCAGCGGGATGTCCTGCGTTATGCCTTGCGAGATTGTTCGCGTGATGACCTGGGCACCGCCCCTGGACTGGTAGCGGTAATAGCCCGTCACGGGTATGAGGGGGGAGGCGGGGTTCCAGGCCTGGGCCTTCTCATACTGGTATTGTTGACCCGCAGTAAAACCATCCTCGTTGTATTGCCAGGGCGTAGAGATATACCAATCAGCCGCCGAGCCAGCATATACCGTTGCGGTCGCAGATGCCGGCTTGTTCTGCACGTTCTGCCAATAGCTGCGGATGTCGTACACATAGACCAGGTCATTGAACGCTGCGGAAGCCGCCGGCGCGCTGATCAGCGCCATGGCCGCCGCCAGCGCGAGAGAAAGCAGCCGTTTAAGGCTTGGCAACATTGTAGTACAGCCTGCCCTCTTTGCCCTGCCGCTGCTCAATGCGCACCTGCACCTTGTCGAGCCTCTTCGCCGCGGCGCCGGGATTGTAGCCATAGACACGGATCACCTCGTCCCCGGTCAGGATGTTCGCGTAGTCGTATTCTTTGCCGTCGTTTGACTTGCCTTCGCGCCTGCTCAGAAATTCGCCCTCAATTGTCGCTATCATCGTGTTGCTCCTTTTCGTATTGTTTAATTGCGTTTATTAGCTGCTGCAATTCTTTGTCTTCCATCAGTCTGAGCTTCTCGATCCAGGGCTTGCGGTTGCGGTAGACCTCGAGGACCTCCATGTAGGCCTTCATGCCGAAGGATCCTCTGCTCACCACGCCGGGATACATCTCGACAAGCTGCCGGAAGTCGTGCCCGGCCTTGACGAAGTTCACCCATTCGAAGTTGCTGGAGGTGTCCGTGGTGAGGGGCAGCTCGCCCCACTCCACCACCGAGGATCTGTTGGTGTGGCCTTTCTCCTCATGTCCGTTACGCTTGTACAGATAGTCTATGTTCGATGTCAGCCTGCGCTGGCAGTCTTCATAGTGTGCTACAGGTATGATTTTCTTAATGTAGTCTATCGTTATTTTCTTCGCGGTCCAGAACACCGTGTGCGCGTGCAGGTGACTGCTTTCCTCCACCACCCCCGCGGCGTACGAC